ATATTTGTATTAGATGGTCTATCTTCAATAGTAACTATTAGATATGTGTCATCTAATGAATTTACAGTTATAGTTCCTCGAATTTCAGTGCCGTTAGGCTGTTTGAAATAGACCATACTCAAGCCAGCTTTATATCCACCACGTCTATTCATAATAGATGGCCAAGGAATACGTGGTCCTAATTTTAAAGGCGCCTCTAATCCAACAACATGAATAGCTTCGGTAGTATCGATAACTGACATGTCGTAATCATTCGGTTGACCGTTATTACTCTTTAACAATAATACACCATACCCGTCAATTGGCATAGGAAATATAGAAGTTGGATCGTTTGGTGTAAGAGTTAAATCTTGTAATGCTACAACGTCACCATTTTCAGTAAACATACTAGCAATAATATTTTTAACAACACCAAGTTTTTTAACTTTTGCTGGCGGTGTAATATAAATTGGCATGTCGAACTCTAATGTACAGATATCAATTTCTGTTTCAGCGCCTACAGGAATTGTTCTTGAACTAAAATTTAAACTTTTAAGATTTATAACACTTAAACTGGTCCAGTCTAAGTAGTTGTCAGTTGTTTGAATTTCAAAACTAGGATTAAAAAATATTAAAATTTGTTCTATAATTTGTAACTTTTGATCAGTATTTGATGTCCATATATCAGCTTTCATACTCAGTTTAAATGGAGTTGGCATCAATCTTTCAATGGTATAATTGCCACCTTGCACTTCTTGATACTCAATATTTCCGTTGACAGTATCGTAATCTCTTTCTCGAATATTGACCTTGCTGACAAAAGTTTGATCTGCTAATCTATTAGTATCTAGTTCTAAATTAGTAATATAACAAGCAATTTTTGGAACCGTTGGCATTTTATTTTCAGAATTATCTTTAATAATTCCAGCAACTTGCCTAGTCATATCGCCATAGGTTACGGGCAATGAATGTTGAGTTCCGTCACCGGCTTGATACTTAAAGCCTATGAAGAATCTCATAAACTGTGTTACGTATCTTCGTACTTGCCCATCATAAAAGAAATCCATTACTCATCCGCCTTTGGTTTTAGTACATTAGAAAGACTTTGTTTTTCTTTAATATTCTTACCGTTGATTCTGCTAACTGTAGGATTATTGACAAAACCTGTCTTTTGTGTTTGTCTTGCGTCTTTACCTTCGAATGGTCCACCAGGTGCAACATCACTAGGTCCAAGATTGCTCATAGTCATACGAACATTGTCCTCAAATTTAACCCAACGAGTGCTATTAAATCTAAACAATCTTTGTGGGGTATAGTCAGTACGTAAATGAAACTGTCCTTCTACCGGTGCTAATGGAAACGCAATTCCAGAAGTAAACGGAGTTCCGTTTGGTGGAGTACCGTCACCAACAAGATATCCAGGATAGTCATCGTTGTCTGGAGATAACATCTCGCCGGATGCAGTAAATCCAACATATATAGGATTGCCAGCATCGTCAAATAATAAGTTACCTTCCGCATCGGTTGCTTGGGTTTCTAATGAAGCAAACGCAGTGGTGGTGTCAGTTGATATTAAATCGGTACGGCCCGTGGTTGGATTTTTTTCAACAGTCCAATAATGTGTAGTATCGTAACCACTCTTCGGAGCATCTGCTTCTGCTTGATCAAGAACACCTTGAGTAATCTGCATTTCTTTTTCATACGTTGACATAATATCTTTCAACGTAGTTGTTGTAGGATCACCGTTAGCGTCAGTTTGTACCTGATCAAGAATATCTTTAAATTCTTGACTATCAACAAGTGGCTTACATTTTGCTCGGTATAAATGTGGATACCAAGTTACTGAAAATCCTTCAGCGGCCCTAGTAACTTCTTCAATAACGTAAAATCTTTTTAGTGCAAACTGCAAATCGTTTAATGCATACTCGTCTTTGAGGTGCGGCAATTCAATAACATCACCTGCAATAATTTTTCTACCAAGTTTTTCTACAGTATCATTTATATGAAACGTCATAAAAACTGTATCATTTTGTAAAAATAATCCAAACTGACTTAGATTAAAATCAATGTCTTGTAGATTATAAACACCTCGTAGGATATACACATCTGGGTCGTACTTTCGATCGCGATTTTCTAAGAATAGCAAGTCCTGAATTTGTGTTGGATTTGAACTGCTATAACTTGGAGTAGTAGGAGTATTGCCCTGAATTGAAGTTCCTGGGCCCAAATAACGATGAACTAATACATCGGTTCCGCCAACCTGGAACATTTCCCAGACGGTTTTATCGATGAATTTAAAGTCGTTGCCCTTTTCGGGACGGTATAGCGAGAGTCTTGGCATAGTCATATATTTACCGCTACGATAAATACTTGTATGAGCCAAAACGATCAAACCAAACAAGAAGTTTACGACTACTGCAAAACCATGCTAGGCGATGGCATGATTGACATTGAGCTAGATCCTAAACACTACGAAACAGCCCTAAATCGTGCCCTAGCGGTATTTCGCCAGCGTTCAGATAACGCTGTAGAAGAAAGCTATGCATTTTTAGTACTAAAAGCAGATACTAACGAATACATACTTCCCAAAGAAATACAGCAAGTTCGTCAAATTTTCAGACGTAGTATTGGTAGTAGAACTGGCGGTGGATCGGGAGGATCGGTATTCGAGCCGTTCAACCTAGCCTATACAAACACCTATTTGTTGAGTTCGACAAACATGGGCGGGTTGCTAACATACGAACTGTTTGCTCAATATCAAGAATTGGTAGGTAAAATGTTTGGTTCGTATATCAACTTTACTTGGAATCCACAAAGCCGTAAGTTGACAATTCAACAACGTCCACGCACCGATGAAAGTGTTATGTTATGGATTTACAATACCAAGCCCGACTCTGCAATTATCACAGATACATATGCAGGGCAATGGATCAAAGATTATACTCTGGCCAACTGTAAAGTTATGTTAGGACAGGCTCGCGAAAAGTTTGCGCAGATTGCTGGTCCACAAGGCGGAAGCAGTCTCAATGGTGCAACAATGAAAACTGAAGGCCAAACAGAAATAGACAAATTGACTGAGGATCTAATGAAACTAGTTCCAGGCGGTCAAGGCTATTCCTGGATAATTGGATAAAAAAGTTTGACATCGTAATAAATCTGTTATATAATTGTTCTAATAGAGGAACATTTATATGATCATAGGTATATGCGGTTTTATTGGTTCGGGCAAAGATACAGTTGCGGACTATCTAGTAAACTTCCACGAATTTAGACGAGAATCATTTGCCAGCACTCTTAAAGATGCAGTGGCAGCGGTATTTGGCTGGGATCGAACAATGTTGGAAGGACGAACCAAAGAAGCACGTGAATGGCGTGAACAAGTAGATCCTTGGTGGGCAGAACGATTAGCAATGCCTACACTTACACCGCGTTGGGTCCTACAATACTGGGGCACAGAAGTATGCCGCAAAGCATTCCATGATGATATTTGGATTGCCAGCTTAGAAAACAAAATTCGTAATAGTAAAGACAGCGTAGTAATCAGCGACTGTCGATTTCCTAACGAAATACAAGCCATTAAAGACGCCGCCGGCACTATTGTATGGGTGCAACGTGGACAGTTACCTGATTGGTATGATGTTGCTGTTGACGCAAACAAAGGTTCTAATATTGCTCTAAACGAATTAAAGATGCGAAAGATACATGCTAGTGAAACTGCCTGGGTTGGCACTAAGTTTGATGCTATTTTAGATAATAACGGCAGTATTGATGATTTGTACAAACAGGCACAGACACTAGTAGTCAGCGATAAGATCACCTTGTCTCCAACTGATCTTTTCCTTGCCTAACACCTGAGTACAATTACAGCAAATAGTTTTTAAATTGCTGTGACGGCAGTTGTCTAAATTACCGTCAATATGAAAAACTCTAAACACTTCAGAATGCGGACTTTTAAATCCGCATTTTTCACATTGTGACTTCATGCGATAACCAGCTCGGTACCATCTAGGTATACCGTGGTTTACTCCGTGACTTAGGCAAACCTCACATAAACTTCGGTAGTAGATTTTGTTATTTTTTCGATAGTTTACCGCACGAGGCCGCAAACCGCATTTACAAAATGGTCGCATACAATATTTACACCTTTTTGACCCCTTTTTCTATAGGTATAACAGAACAAAAAACCGATTTCACACTAAATACATTTGCGTATATTATTACCAGGAGAAATTGGAATGGCACTAACATCACCAGGCGTACAAGTAACGGTAATCGACGAGAGTTTTTATACACCTGCAGAACCAGGTACGACTCCTCTTATCGTTGTTGCTACCGCTGAGAATAAAAAGAATGCCGCAGGCACAGCAATTGCCTCAGGCACTATCGCTTCTAACGTAGCTAACGTTTATAAGTTGACAAGTCAGAAGGATTTAGTAGATACTTTTGGCGTACCGTTTTTTGAAACTACTGCTAGCGGCAGTCCAATCCACGGTAGTGAGAGAAACGAATATGGCTTATTGGCAGCTTACAGCTATCTAAGCGCATCGAACTCAGCATTTATTGTTCGTGCAGACCTAGATTTAAATCAACTAGTACCAGCGGCAACCGCCCCGGGAGCGTTACCAGATGATGGAAAATGGTGGGTTGACACAGCAAATACACAATGGGGTATCCAGGAATGGAATAGTGCGGCAATTTCCGCAGGTGGACAAAAGTTCACTTATGTAACTCCATTAGTTTTAACCGATGATGATGCTATTAAAGTATCAAGCGGAGCTCCAAAAGGATCAGTAGGATCAATTGGCGACTATGCTGTTGTATTCCAAACAGTTATGGGTGCAGATTCAGCATACGCAGAAAATGCAAGAATTTTTTACAAGTCGGCAGGCAATGCTGGCGCAGGCATCAACGCAGGACAGTGGGTTCAAGTAGGCAGTCCAGACTGGGCATCAAGCCAACCAGCAGTAGTTGGTAGCACAGTCACAGTGCTAGACGCCGCAGAGACATTCCATATCAATGGAACATTAGTTACAGTTCCAAGTGGCGCAAGTGTTACAGCAAGATTGGCAGCACTTGCAAATGCTATCAACACTCCATTAGTAACAGGCGTTAGTGCTAAAGTATCCAACGGTAAACTGTATTTGTTTACAAATGGAACATCTTCAATTGTAATTACCGGTGGAACAACAAATACATTGACCCACCTTGGAATTACAGCAGGTACATACCTAGCACCAAAATTAGTTCATTCTCCACACACATCAGTACCAACATTTAAACGTGCTGACAATCCAAGTTCAGTAACCGGCGTACCTTCAGGGTCTGTTTGGATTAAAACTACAGAGCCAGGCAACGGTGCTCGTTGGAGAGTTAAACGTTATAACCTAGCTACTAAGTCTTGGGTAGCATACTCTGCACCAATTTATAAGAATGGTACAGATGCATTGTATTTCTTAGATCGCACAGGCGGCGGTATCAACATTGCTAAAGATGCTATCTATGTACAATCAAATGCCGGAGGAGATAATCCTCAAACAGCAGAATTTAGAGTATGGCGCAGATCAGCAACTGGTTACACAATTATTACTTCTAGTGCAATCGCTGATTCAACATTTACTGCTGGTTCCAAAACAATCAACTTAGCAGAATCTTTAATCGGTGGCGATGATTCATCATTAGGCACTGATATTACATTTACACTAGCTGGTACTGCTAACGATTCAGTAACTATTGCTACTGCAATCAACGCTGTTGGTTTTTCTGAAATCGAAGCTAGCGTAACCGCTGCCAATGAATTACAAATTTTCCACAAAACAGGCGGAGATATTACCCTCAACGGTAGCTTTGTTAGCCACTTGTTTACACCAATCGATGTAATGGCTGGAACTGGTACACCAAATTTCTATGCTAACAGCGACGGTAGCTGGACTGCAAGTATTTGGGCACCATTAGCAATGAGCGACTTTGCAGCCGCTCCGCATGCACCATTGAACGAGCCAGACGATAATCAACTATGGTACAACAACGCATTTGGCGAAGTTGACATTATGGTTCACAATGGTACTACATGGAAAGGTTATAGAACTGTATTTGCTGGAACAGACCCAGCAGGTCCACAGATTTCTGCAACTAAACCAACAACACAAAGTAACGGTAACGCACTAGTAACCGGTGACTTGTGGATTAGCACAGCAGATATGGAAAACTTCCCAACAATTTATCGTTACAACTACGAATTGTCAGGCGTTGCGGCTCCAAATCGTTGGGTACTAGTTGACAAGACAGATCAAACTTCTGAAGAAGGTATTTTGTTTGCTGATGCACGTTATGGCCTAAGCGGTGTAAACGGTAATACAGAAGCTAGCATTGCTGATTTGTTATCAAGTAACTTCTTAGACTTTGACGCTCCAGATCCTGCACTATATCCAAAAGGTATGTTGCTATGGAACTTGCGTAGAAGTGGCGGCAACGTTAAAAAATATAGAAAAGGTTATGTTGATGTAACAGCAGATAACCTACGTTACAATGGCGAAAGCATGGAAGCATATGCTGTAAACCGTTGGACAACAGCTTCACCAAACAACGAAGACGGTTCAGGTAGCTTTGGTCGCAAGGCACAACGTTCAGTTGTTGTGGCAGCGATGAAGAGTGCTATTGATACAAACACACAAATCCGTGATGAAGAAAGACGTAACTTTAACCTAATTGCTGCCCCTGGCTACACAGAAGTATACAGCAACTTGGTCAACCTAAACATTGATCGTGGTTTAACAGCGTTTGTAGTTGGTGACACTCCACTGCGCTTACAAAGCGATGCAACAACATTGATCAACTGGGGTACTAACGCCGCTGGTGTTACAGACAACGGTGATAAGGGTGTTGTTACATATGATGAATACTCAGCATTGTACTATCCAAACGGATTTACAACAGACTTAGGCGGTCACAATGCAGTTGTTCCAGCATCACACATGATGTTGAAGACAATCGCCCTAAGCGATGCAGTTAGCTATCCATGGTTTGCACCAGCAGGTACAAGACGTGGTGGCATTACTAATGCTACATCAGTTGGTTACATCGACGGAATTACCGGCGAGTTCCAGACAGTAGCATTGAACGAAGGTTTACGTGATGTTCTTTATGATCTAAAGATCAACCCAATTCCATTCTTTGTTGGTGTTGGACACGTAGCATTTGGTCAAAAGACACGTGGCAAAAATGCAAGTGCGTTGGATCGTATCAACGTAGCACGTTTAGTAGTTTACTTACGTAGTCAATTAAACAAACTTGCTCGTCCATATATCTTTGAACCAAACGACAAGATCACTAGAGATGAAATCAAAGGCGCAGTTGAAAGTCTATTGCTAGAGCTAGTAGGTTTAAGAGCGATTTATGACTTCGCAGTAGTATGTGACACAAGTAACAATACTAATGCAAGGATTGATCGTAATGAACTATACGTAGATATTGCAATTACACCTGTAAAAGCAGTTGAGTTCATTTATATTCCATTGCGTGTTAAAAATACAGGAGCAATTTAAAAATGGCACTAACATCATTAAACAACTATTCAGTTCCGCCAGCTGGTCCTAATAGTGGCGCATCGTTATTGATGCCAAAACTTAAATATCGCTTCAGAGTGATTTTGTTAGGATTTGGAGCTACTGGCTCTATCAGTACAGAACTTACTAAACAAGTGAGCGATGTAACTAGACCAAAAGTTTCTTTCGAAGAAATGACTATCGACGTTTACAACTCAAAAGTAAAATTAGCTGGTAAGTATTCCTTTGAAAACCTAACACTAACTATGCGTGATGATGCTTCTGGCAATGTTACTAAGTTAGTTGGTCAACAGATTCAGAAACAATTCGACTTCATGGAACAAGCATCTGCACGTTCTGGTATCGATTACAAGTTCCAAATGAACATTGAAATCCTAGACGGCGGTAACGGTAGCTTCGAAGCCGCAGTACTTGAGCGTTGGGAAGTTTACGGTGCTTATGTTCAGAACGCTGACTACGGTGATTTGAACTATGCTACTAACGAACCAGCTACAGTGGCTCTAACAATTGCGTTTGACAATGCAGTACAAACAAATGCAGGCGGTCAAGAGATTGGTATTGGCTTGAACGTTGGAAGAACAATTGGCGAAGCAGTAACAGGACGCGGAAACTTCTAATAGTTTATAAATTAAAGAACCCGGATTTATTCCGGGTTTTTTTGTGACATAAATATTTGTATGGCAAATAAATTCACATCATTCCTGTCCGGCGTTGGGCAAGGGATCCTCAATCCTAAAGGCACCGTAGCAAACTATCGACATGCTACGCGGTTGTTTATCGATGATTCCTATAGATTGTCTCCTAGAACAAAGTACATGTTCTATGTGCGATTTGAATTAGATAAAACAGTTATTCAAGCGCCACAATTTACAAGCAACTACGCAGATGAAGTTGGATTTTTAGTTAAATCTGCAGATTTGCCAAAATATACTTTTGAATCAGTTACTAAGAATCAATACAATCGTAAGCACGTTGTCTATAAAAACTATTCTTATGATAACCTCAACCTAACATTCTGGGATGATAGTGCAGGCATTGTCAACGCATTATGGGCATTATACTTTGGTTATTATTCAGCTGATAGAAATTTACCAAATCAAGCATTTGATAAGACTACCTCTACCTATAGAAAAACAGGTACAGGCTTTGATAACTTTAGATATGGTATGGATAGTAATAAGAAACAAGTAGACTTTATTAAATCTATTTCTATCTATACAATGAGTCGTAGAAGATTTAACGGATACACATTATTAAATCCTAAAATTACCTCATGGAGTCACGGACAAGTAGACCACAGTGCAGGAGAATTCTTAGAAAATTCAATGACAGTAGCATATGAATCTGTAGTGTATAGTTCAGGACAAGTTGCTATTGATAGCCCTAAAGGATTTGCAACACTACATTATGACAATACACCAAGTCCGCTGAGTGTACAGGGCGGCGGCGTTGCTAATTTATTAGGTGATGGCGGTGTACTTGACGGAATAGAACAAATATTTGGCGATGTCAACAGCGGCTCTGCATTTGGAAGTGTTGGTGGTTTCTTAGGAACAGCTATTACAGCGATCAATACTGCTAAGAATTTTAATAGTCTTAGCCTTGCCGGTATTAAACAAGAAGCTATAAACATCATAAGTAGTCCAGCGGCATTGTCGGGGGTGGTAAGCACAGTCGGCGGAGTGATTGGCGCGGCATTTCCTAAGAATTCTAACAACACCGACACAACTACTGCGGTACCTAAAGTATTAGCAGGCGGAGATAACCAAGGATGAGTACTACTAGCCTAACCCCATTAGACAGCACCGATAGTGCAGATGCAACAAAGATATTCTTTGATCAATACGGTGTTTCTCCATTAGAATTTTCAGCAAACGAAGTGTCAGCGGCTATTGGATTCTTTGAGTCTAAGGGATTTAGTTCAGATGCATCGGCAACCACAGCAGCCGCAATTTTAAAACAAGCTAAACTTGACGGCACACCTGTTTTTAAATTACTAGACACATTAAAATCATTCAACGGTCTTCAACTATCAGCACTGATCAGTGAGATTCTAAATAATAATAGAACTTCAACATCTACATTAGGATATAGATATGCTAATGTATCTAAAATAGATATCACACGTAACATAGCACCATAATGCCTAAATTTGCGCAGGGACGTTTTGAGATGAAAAATCCCGACAAATATATCGG